CGCACCCACAACAATCAAATAACAGAATCACTAATCACCTATGGACTACAAGAAACGAACTGCTGTCAGCAGGCAGTCCATCCTGACTGAAGTCACAAAGGCACTGGGCTTCCAGAATCGCATTCAGCCCTTCTTGGTTGATCCGAATTCTGACCCTTGGTTTCCAGTTGACAAGAGCGAGTATGATTCCTACCGCAGGTACATGCACGAGCTAGCTGTCCATGGCATTTTGGACTCAGGGCTATATGAGAGCCATTCTTTTAAGCTGGAGCTTGTTGGGATCACAAGCAATGACAATATGCTAAACAGGCAGAAGCCAGATTTGTACACTCTATTTGCAAATGAGATCCAACTAGGAGAGGTGGCTGTTACAAATAACCTTGACTTTGTAACAAAGAAGAAGGAAAGGAAGTATGATGACTTCATTGCAGAACTGAGGGGTGCAGACTACATGGTCAGTTACAATGTGCACATAGTGGACATGACTGACCCAGAGTGGCCACTGAAGTTTCCAAAGATATCAGATCTACACAGACAGATGCTGGAAGAAATGATTGAGAATCTTAGGCTCATCCATGCCGATCCGCACTTTGCTCCCTTTGCAAAGATGGAAAGTTCAACACAGTATGTCCCTGGGCTTGACTTTGAGTATCCAGAGGCAGTCTTCAAAGAAAAGATAAAAGAAGCAATAGGTGTTACGGAAGAGCCCTCAGAGACCAATAGAAGGCTTGAGATGGGTGGGAAAGACACTTTGACAGATCCTGAATATGTTCACTTTCTAGCCAAGGCAATCCTAAGGTCAAAGCCACTTGAGAGACCAGAGCCTAGAAACTACCCTGTTGATCCTAAAGAATTAATAGATGACTGGGAGGCCTACAAGTCAATTCCACCAACGAAGAAAAAACTTCCTAAGATTCTCCAGCTCGGGGCACCGTCGATCATGATGGAAGAGCCACAGTCGTCATTGGATCAGCACCTGCACATTATGAGGACCACTAAGTTCTTTGGTGGATACCTTGATTTCATCAAGAGCTCACTCCAAATATCAAACCCAGACGAGAACACGAACATCATAAAGCTTTCTCTAAGTGCTGACGAACTAGAGAGAGAGCAGATGCAAGGCCCAGGTAGAAAGTCTCTCCTAAAACGCCAGGGGCTAATCATTGAGAGAGAAGAACCTGTTCATATTGGAATATCACAAGATCACACTGCTAAACTTTACAATCTGGCAGATAAAATAAAAACGATACCTGAACCTGAACTCCTAGAGACTTCATCACCAGAAATGGAAACTGTGGGAATGACAATGTATGTCCAGATGAGGAAACTAATCGAGCACTTTTCGACAGACAGAACAAATGGTGTGCTGAAATTTTATCAAAGGCTCTCCACAGAGATAACTATCAACTCAATGAGAAGAAGGAAAGGTGGTGAGTATGTTTTGGGCTACTCTGGCTTCCGTGGGGTTTACTTCTTAGTGGCTCCTGGCCCCCAACTTAGAACAGAGTCAAACACTGAATTTGTGAAGGTGATTTCCTTTGTCCCTCCAATCTGTGATGAGCTATCAGCAGAATGGGACCCGGTGGGCAATCACTGGGAGAGCAAATGGCTGTCAGTAGACACAAACAGGCTCAAGCATTGGCAGAGGGCTAGTGACAGATGCCAGCTCAGCATGCTAGCTAATGTTGAGAGGCTAGTTGAGCCCGGCAAGAGTTTCAATACATGCTTTGATGAGGAACTCACTAATGACAACCTGTTCCTCTTAGCCATGACTTATCTAGAGGACAAGCAGCTCACCTCTGTCACTAATCAGACCATTCGTTACCTATGGGTTAAATCACTTGGGGACAAGTCTTTGAAATCAATTATGTCAAAATTCCCAAGCAGGGTCAACTCAGTTGTCCAGTCAACTATGCTGCAGAGGTCTGTTGAGTGGGCCATAAAGATGTGCAACACAAACTTATCAGAGATCATAAAAATGCCAAATGTTCGGAGGAATGAAGAGTCAGGAAACTATGATGAGTCCACAACAGGCGTTGTAGGGAAACTTCCCAGAATATTCACTTGTGGCCCTGATGTGCCCATTTCTTATAACCTGAATGAGATTTACTGGTGCATGGCCTACAACAAGGACAGACAAAATGCAACCCAGGATGCTCTTGGGATCCTTGGCAAGATTTTTAAGGAGGAGAAGAAGTTCTGTGACGAGGTTGACAAAAGGCAAGAGGATGAGAAGATTGACTACCTATTTGGAACAACAACTATTGAGGAAGATATAAATCATGCAAGCTCAGAGAACCCAGAGTCACACTATTTTAGCATGAGAGCAGTACAAACTGGCCTGCGCTTGCAAGACAAACATGAGCACAACTTTGGCTCTGGAGGCACATGGAAAACCACAGAAAAACTGACTTCAATTTTCAACCTCAACCTCAGTGAGTTTGCTACCTTCAAAGCCTCAGTCAAGGAGATATCGAGGCACATAAATCCATGTGACCTCAAGGAGGTCGAGAAACTGGGGTGTAGGACGAAGGCAATTGAACTTGTTGCCGAGCTAGTTAAGTCTGAGAGGCTACTAAACAGTGTCGATGTGCTCATGCAATTTTCTGGGGAAGCCTCTGAAAGATTCGAAGTTTTCATACAGATTTTCAAGAAGGGGCAGATTGGAGGTATCCGGGAGATCATAATCTTGTACATCAAGGCCAGGATCATATTCAGATTGACTGAGGATATTGCAAAGTTGCTCTCAAAGTCTGACAAGAGGGAGATCCTCACCAAGGGAAGGGATAAAAGGCATATGATGAGGGGAGATTTTGAGGAACTAATGGCTTCTTTCCCTGAGGGGACTAATGTCAAGATGGTGAAGAACTCATACGACATGACAACCTGGGCTCAGAAGTTCATCCCAACCATCTTCATGGCAATAGGCCAGGTCCAGTTCTCGGACTTCAAACCTATCAGGGATTTGTATAGGATGCTCTTCATGGCCCATGTCAACAAAAAAATCGAGTACCCTGTCAAGCTGGTCGAGCAGTGGATGAAGCATCCTCAGATGAAACACAAGGACAATGCTTACATGCAGTCAATGAAAGAGAAGTTCCTTAATGATGGAGTGCCCTACTTCCTTAACAAGTCAAACATGTGTCAAGGAATCCCCCATTACAGTTCTAGTGTTTTGGCACTATCTTGCCAAAGCCTTAGAGATGCACTTTTTGAGGAATGCCTTGTGATACTAGGGCAGAAGAAGCACATATCCTGGAGAACTAGAGTCGGGTCAGATGACAAAGGTGATCTGATAGCACTTGACATGTCGACTCCATTATCTTACCTACAGTATAAGACTTTTGAACAGTGTGCAGCTTGGTCTGAGAGGCTCCACTCAATGGAGCTCTCAGTGAAATCTGCTTCTGGCCATGTGATATACGAGCTGAATTCAGCCTTCATGTCTAACCTAGAGATACTATCACCAACAATAAAGTTCACAATGGCAGCTGCTGACTGCATTGGTACAACATCATGCACATCCTTTGTGAATGAATCTTATACAAGGATTAGACAGATGAGAGAGAATGGCTGCTCCTCTCTGCTCACTGGGATGGCACACCTCATCAACCAGGACCATTTCTACTGGATCTTTGACACAAAGCTCCAAGGAGGCAATTCTCCAGAAAGAGCTTTTGGACAACCAAAGAAAGAGATACCTTATGACTTTGGAATTTATCCATTCTATGATGTTGATCTACAAGATATAATAGGTCCTGAATTCCACAACTACATGGCTTGTGTTGTCAATGGCCCAAATAAGCCTGCATGCAAGCTCCTTTTTACTGAGGTTAAAGACAGTGACACTACTGAGTTCCTAGATGAGGACGGCGTCATGGGCCTTTTCAAGAAGGATCACTTCGGAATAAAACAGGGCCTAGTGAAACAACTTGCGGGGATGAGAAGGCGTGTGGGCTCGGACCCAGATTCTATCAAAGAGTTTTTCGAGAAAAACCCATTCTTGCTAGTTAGAGGACCAGAGACGGTGGAGGAGACTGAGAATGTTATCTGTTCAAAACTTCACACAAAGGGAGCAGCAGAGAGTCTTAGGAGAACAAATCCAGCTATCTACATTGGGAGACTAGCAGCATTTAGGTCAGCAAAAGCCTGGTCTGTCAGATCCAAGGTGCCTAACTTTGTGGTTGACCTTGTAGAAGGCACCAGAGATGCAGTGTACAATGAAGAGCTAGTTACTTACAACGAGTTCCTAGAGCAATCGAAAGAATTGTCAGAAGACTGGCAATTTGACATTCATGATGCAAAGAAGCTTGTTTTCCCACAGGCAGAATCCTTTGAAGTTGTCCGCTCATTTGTTGGGAATTTTGGTCCCATGAGAACCACAGACAGGAAGTACTCACAAGCAGTTCGCACATGGGTCACAAACACCTACAATTATGAGTTCTCCAGCTCAATTAAGTCAATCTTAGAGACTAGCATTGGTGTCTCACAATCAAGCCCTAGGGAAGAGGTTGAAGAAATGAAGAAGCTACTTGGGTTTGGTTTGAAATCTTTGGATCAAATATCTGAAGAATGCAGAGAGAAAGGCATAAAGCCGCTGGACCTGTACTTCTACATCTCTCGAATACTAAAAGTTAGCTCAATGAAGAAAGCACAAGTGTTTGCATCTGGCCCCTCAACGTCAAGTGCTCACATGACAGCCATCAATGTAAAAAAGTTCAATCACATACCAGGAATGGTAATGGCTCTAGAAGCTGGCATAACAGAAGATGCCCTGGCTGAAGAGAACCGGATGGACAACAAGGTTGACGTCCTAAAATTGTACACAAATCTTAAACTGATGTCCTACTACAACAGCACTGTGGTGGGTAAATTCAATGACTACACAGTGGACTGTAGAGTGAACGGGAGCAGCTTGTCAGAGTGGTGTGAAACTATTGTTAGGTCTGTGAAATCAATTAGGTCATTTGATAGAACCACACAGAAGGTTTTCAGATACGCAGCAAGTCAACTTCTGGAACCATCAGAGTTCAAAGAAAAACTGACAGCATGGAGGGTGCTAAATTATTCCTACGTAAAAAGACAGAAAAAAACAGTAACGGCTAGAGGGCAAGTAAACTGGACAGGACCTCTAAGGGTGCTGGTCAACTCAGGAAATGAATGCTATGAAATTCATGATGACGGATCTGGCGAGCCTATGATCCTGGCAAAGAAGATAACAGAGCTTGATACTTTTTTCCTCAGTTTAAAAGACATGTCTAGAATCCTAGATATTCCTGTATCAAAGTTCTTCAGAGTCCGCAACATCCAGGTTGGCGACATATACCAGTCCGACAACAAGAAGATGCTGGTGCGGGCTGTGAATAGACCTATTAGCTCAAAGCAGAAGTTGAGAGTTAAGTTCTTCCAGGATTTCAGGTTCAAGGCCTTGACTGACTTCAACTCATTCTCTGTCTCCACCAATTATGACGAAAAGGTTGGAAGTCTGGAGGTTTTCCTGAATGATGGTAGGAACAGATCAGCTGCCATTTGCCACTTCACCGGCTCACTATTCCATATGTCTGTCCCACACAATGTATCGATCTCAGGCCAACAATTCCTGGGCGTTGATTTGGGCTATGTGTTGTCAAACAGAGATTTCTTCTCCAATGGAAGGATGCCAATGACAGAAAGCTCTGCAGCTGTGAATGAGCTAAAGACCAAGATAGACTGGACTATCTTTGGTCAGCAAAAGGAGCTCACAGCTAACAGGATTCAGTCTTACCTAGAAGTAAGGGAAGAAGTTAATGAGGAAGCATTCAACCTGGGTGAGCTACAGGAACCTGGGAGATTCCAAGAGGACACTAGCATAACTGAATTTGGAGGTGAAACGCTGAATCAGATGTTCCAGGATGCCATGGACCAGATTGATAAGAAGCTATTCCAAGGACTGGGAGAGTCGGATTGGGCAGATTACGAGGAAGTGGACGACACTAGGGCTAATGAAGATAGCTTCGAAGAGCTCCTCAATAGAGAAGATGAGAAGGTTATCGGTGTCATGAGAGCTATTGGTTACAAAAGGCCTGCCAGAAGGATGAATTTCGGACAAATAACACTCCTGCAGTTGGGAGCTGTCATGTTGAGTAGTGCCATGGACAGGTTCTTCCTGAGTGGCAGCATCCTAAGAGAGTCAAAGAGAGACCTGCCAGGGTATTATGTCTGGCTCTACAACTACAAACCGAAGACTGGAACCTCAGGGTTCAATTTTGAGATTGTAAGGAAGTTGCTTCTGAAATATATCCTGATGACCCTGGACAAGACATATGGTTTCTCAGCAAGTTCAACAGGGAACCTATTAAAGGCTAGGCACCCATCTCTGGGCAAACCAATGACTGTCTTGGTATCAATAGCTGAAGGCCTGTCAGAAACTTCTCTAGACCTACTAGATAGCCTCTTCCAGGCACAGGCAGAAGGATGCATGGATTCTGACGATGAGTCCATTGAGTCAGATAATGTTTCTGAATCTTAAAATGAAAAGTCAGGTTCTGTTTGAAATCGTGTCTTTAAAATCTATTTTAGTGTTGTGGGGGAACGAGATCGGACGAGCGGTGTGTATGGATAGATGATGC